CCATGCTTCACTTAATACTTTGTTACAATCAGCAGGTGCTTTGGTATGTAAGACTTGGTATGTCTTCATAGCTAGAGCTATAAAAGAACAAGGACTTGATGCACAGATTGTAGCATTCATTCATGATGAGGTACAACTACTAGTAAAGGAAGGACAGGAAGATGATACAGGAAGACTTATTCAATCATGCATGCACAGAGTCGAAGAACACTTCAACTTCAGATGCAAACTCGACAGTGACTACAAGTACGGAAGAAACTGGGCTGACACCCACTAAGAAAAACCGTAAGAAGTTTGACTTAGACCTTAAGTATGGGAAAGTCAGGGAGCAAATGATATCAGAAATGTTACAAGATAAAAAGATTGAAGTTAAATCTGAACGTGGCATGTGGATGACTACAGGTAACATTGCAATAGAGTATGAGAGTTATGGAAAACCAAGTGGTATTGAAGCTACTGAGGCAGACTATTGGTTTCATAATCTATGTGTTAAAGATGATGTCTTTGCTACGTTAGTATTCAAAACAGATAACTTGAAAAAGATTATTAAGAATCTGGATTATGTTAAGACAGTAAAAGGTGGTGATAACTATGCATCCAAAATGTATCTCCTAAACTTACAAAAATTATTCTCAACTGATGTAATAAAATCATTCAAAGAGGAACAAGGAACATGAACTGTTGGCACTGTGGCACTGAACTAATATGGGGTGGTGACCATGACATTTATCTAGAAGATGGGTATAACTTTGATGGTATAGTTACCAATCTATCATGCCCTAAATGTCCTACTTATGTGGACGTATACTTAAAAATGGGAGATGAGATAGATGATAAGATTGTTAATTGATGGAGACATCGTAGCCTACAAAGCTGCTACTAGTGCAGAGACACCTGTCAACTGGGGTGAAGGACTATGGACTTTGCATTGTTGGGAGGATGAAGTTAAAGCTAGAGTAGATGAACAGATAAACAAACTAATGGAAGCTCCTGTTGACAATCATCTCGTAGCTTTTACAGACAAGACTAACTATCGTAAGGACATAGCTCCTTACTACAAACTAAATCGTAAAGAAGTACGTAAGCCTATGCTACTTAACTGGGCTAAAGAATATATGAATCAAGAATACAACGTTGAGATATGGAAAGGATTAGAAGCTGATGACGTACTGGGTATACTTGGTAGCCAAAGCGAAAGAAATATTATATGGTCTGCAGATAAAGACTTACTCACTATACCTGCAAAGCATTGGATTAATGGAGAAGTGGTTACTATTACTGAAGAAGAAGCTGACTACCAGTTCTACTATCAAACACTTGTGGGGGACACTACTGATAATTACAAAGGGTGTCCTAGTGTGGGTGCTGTTAAAGCTCAAAAGATTCTTGAGGGGAATTGTACGTGGGAGACTGTTGTCAATACGTTCAATGCTCAGGGACTATCAGAAGAAGTAGCATTAGAGAATGCAAGACTAGCACGTATCCTACGTGATGGAGAATATAACAGAGAAACAGGAGAAGTAAAACTATGGTCACCAAAAAAGTAGAGGCAGTGGATATGGTAAACAACCCACCACATTATAACAAAGGTAAGATAGAAACTATGGATTACATAGTTGATGCCTTAGGTGAGTGGGAGGCAGTGAGTTACTGTCAAGGTAATATCATTAAGTATCTAAGCACTAGATTATTTACTAAAGGTGACCCACTACAAGATGCTAAGAAAGCAAGATGGTATCTTGATAAGATGATTGAACTACTAGAAGAAACAAAGGGGAAGAACTGGTAATGGATTTTAAAACATATCAAAAGTTAGCTAATGCTACAGCAATATACAACAGTAAGTTTTCTATACTATATCCTACACTTGGATTAGCAGGTGAGGCAGGTGAGGTAGCAGAAAAGATTAAGAAGATTATCAGAGATGATAAACAAATCGTAGATGAGAAGGAAGACATAGCTAAAGAACTAGGTGACGTATTGTGGTACATTGCTGCTATAGGTAGAGATATAGGATACAGTCTTGAAGTTATAGCAGAGATGAATATAAATAAATTAGCTGACCGTAAGGAAAGAGGAAAGATAAAAGGAGAAGGGGATAACAGATGAACAACTTACTACCAACAGACTACCAAACATTCATAGCTACTAGTAGATATGCTAGATGGTTAGAAGAAGAGAACAGAAGAGAGACATGGGGTGAAACTGTAGGAAGATACATGTCCTTCTTAAAGAAAAGTACAGACAAGGTAGAGCCTGAGGTATGGGAAGAACTAGAAGAAGCTATACTTAATCTACAAGTTATGCCTAGTATGAGAGCCTTGATGACTGCAGGTATTGCAGCTGAAAGAGATAACACTTGTATCTACAACTGCTCCTACTTACCTGTTGACCATATACGTGCCTTTGATGAGGCTATGTTTATCCTACTATGTGGTACAGGTGTAGGCTTTAGTGTAGAGAGACAATCAATATCTAAACTACCTGACATTCCTGCTGACTTAAACCAAAGTAATGATGTTATCTTTGTAGAAGATAGTAAAGAAGGTTGGGCAAAATCTTTACATAAGTTATTGTCACACCTCTACACAGGTGACATACCTAAGTGGGATGTATCTGCTGTACGTCCTGCAGGTGCTAGACTCAAGACCTTTGGTGGTAGAGCTAGTGGTGCACAACCTTTAGTAGACTTGTTTAACTTTGTTGTAGAGAAGTTCAAAGGTGCTGCAGGTAGAAAGCTTAACTCCATTGAGTGCCATGACATCATGTGTAAGATTGGTGAGGTCGTAGTTGTAGGGGGTGTTAGACGTTCAGCTATGATAAGCTTGTCTAACCTAAGTGATGGACGTATGGCTAAAGCTAAGTCAGGTTCATGGTGGGAGAATGAAGGACAGAGAGCACTAGCTAATAACTCTGTTGCTTATACAGACAAGCCTGACATGGAAGGGTTTATGAGAGAGTGGTTGTCTCTAGTAGAATCTAAGTCAGGTGAGAGAGGTATCTTCTCAAGAGTAGCAGCAGATAAACATGTGGCTATGAATGGACGTAGAGAAACAGGGCATGAGTGGGGTACTAATCCTTGTTCAGAAATAATCCTAAGACCCTACCAGTTCTGTAACTTAACTGAGGTTGTTGTACGTGAGTCAGATGATAAAGAAAGTCTTAAGAAGAAGGTAAGACTAGCTACCATACTAGGTACAATACAATCTACCTTTACTCACATGCCTTACCTACGTAAGATATGGCAGGAGAATACAGAACAAGAGAGACTATTAGGTGTATCACTAACTGGTATCATGGATAACAGAGTATTGTCTAAGACTTTAGATAGTAAGACATGGTTGAAAGAGATGAAAGAACTAGCTATAGATACTAACATCTACTACTCTGCTATCTTAAAGATACCACAATCAGCAGCTATCACGTGTGTCAAACCCTCAGGTACTGTGTCACAGTTAGTTGATAGTGCTTCTGGTATTCATGCTAGACATAGTGACTACTACATTAGAACTGTACGTGGAGATAATAAAGACCCACTAACTATGTTCCTAAAAGATAGTGGTATACCTGCTGAACCTTGTGTGATGAAGCCTGACTCTACTACAGTGTTTAGCTTCCCTACTAAATCACCTACTGGTTCTGTTACACGTAACGTTATGACTGCTATAGAACAGTTAGACTTATGGAAACACTATGCCTTAAACTGGTGTGAACATAAACCTTCTGTAACTATCACAGTTAAAGATGAAGAGTGGATGGAAGTAGGAGCATGGGTGTATAAGAACTTTGAGATATGTTCAGGTATTTCTTTCTTACCTCATAGTGACCATACATATGCTCAAGCACCTTACCAAGATATAACAGAGGAGGAGTATAATGACCTCAAGAAACAGATGCCTACTAAGATTGATTGGTCTGCTTTATCGTTATATGAGAAGAAAGATACTACCAACAGTAGCCAAACTTTAGCTTGTACTGCTGATGGTTGTGAGATAGTTGATATCTAAAGTTACAACATTAGCGAAAGTTTGCATACATGAAATTACTAGGCAACGATTTTAACATTACAGATGGGTTACTTAACCATCTAAAAATGTTATACCCTAACAAACTTCCGTTAGAACAAGTGTCCCCTGAAGAACTAAGCTTTCTCAGGGGTCAACAATCTATAATACAGAAGCTTGTTGAATTACAAAACAACGATTTTAATACAGAGGAATAGAAGATGGGTGGATTATTTGGTGGGAGAACTCCCAGACCACTCCCTACTCCTGCTCGTCCAGTTACAGCTGTAGCTAAAACTCCAGACATAGAGTTAGACGAGACAGATTTAGAGAGTACACAATTAAAGAAAAGAAAAACAGGTAAGAAAGCTTTGAGAACAGACTTAGCTATGGACACTGCAACACAGGTAGGTAGTCAGGGTTCTGGTTTACAAATACCAAAGGGGTAATGTTATGGGAGCACCAGTTAAAAAGGTTAAGAAGGTTGTTAAGAAAGTAACTAAGCCAGTTAAGAAAATTGTAAAGAAAGCTGAGAAAACTTTTGTAGAACCTTTAGAAAAACCAGTTAAGAAAATTGTAAAAGAAGTAAAGGACTTACCTAAAGATATTGAGAAAAAAGTAGTAGAACCTTTGGAAAAGCCAGTTAAGAAGATTGTTAAGAAAGTTACTGAGCCTGTTAAAAAGATAGTAAGTAAACCTAAACCTGAACCAACTCCTGCTCCTGCTCCTAAACCTGAAGCAAGAACTGCTGCTCCTAAAGAAGAAAGAGAAGAAGTAGAAACTGTTACAACAGGTGAAGCTAAGAAACTAAGACGAGTACGTAAAGGTAAAAAACAATTAAGGACAGACCTTAAGATACGACCTACAAAAGAAGTAGCTGGTAAAGGTTCTGGATTAAATATACCAAAAGGATAATATAATGGGTGGTCTTATAGCAACATATAATACAGGTGAAATGAAAAAGCTTATGGGTAGAGATTCTAAAGAAATAGACCAGAATACTACTATGCCTTTTGAAGATGAAGAACCTGAACCAACAGATGCTGTCTCAGACAGTAAATATAAAAAGAAAAAAGTTCAACTAATGCCCTTTATAGAAGGGGGTATACCTAAGGAATAAGATATGGAAATGGAAACAGGAAGTGTGGCTAAACGTTATGGTCAACTTGAAAGTGAACGAGATACGTTCCTTGAGAGAGGACGTGAAGCTGCTAAACTAACTATACCTACTCTTTTACCAGAGGAAGGACATAGTAGTTCGTCTATATATCCTACACCTTATCAAGGTATTGGAGCAAGAGGTGTAAATAACTTAGCATCTA